TACAAAACAACCCTGCTCGGAATCCTCACCATCATCGCCTCGCTCTCGACCGCAGGCCGCGAGTTCTTGGCCAACGGCAGCATCCCCGACCTCGGCCTCATCGCCGCGAGCCTGCTCGCCGGTTGGGGCTTGATTGTCGCCAAGGACAACACCGCCCGCCTCTGAATCCATGCCCGCCCGCGCCACAAAAGCCATTGCAGTTGCGATCCTCGCCGCATGCTGGGCTGCTCTTGCGGCTGGCTGCGTGACCATCGGGTATGACTTCTTGAAGCAGCAAGCCACGCTGACCTACACGCACCAGCCCAAGACGGACGGCTACAAGAAGTAAGCGCATGTGGAAGTGGATCAAGAGACTGTTTGGCAAAAAGTCTGCGACTGGCCCAGTGCCAGCCTCGCCGAGCTTGCCATTCGCATCCACAACCAGCTCCACAACCGCAAGCGGCACCAAGAGCTACGACCAGCGCCGAGTGTTCACACCGAACAAACAGACCAGCCGGATTACGCCGGAAGCGATTGTCCTGCACCACTCAGACGGAAGCTACCTTGGTGGTGTCGAGTGGATCGCCAACCCCGCAAGTAAGGTGAGCTATCACGTTCTCATCGCCCGCGACGGCCGCCGGACAGTCTTCGGTGAAGACACCGACCGCTGCTGGCACGCTGGAAAATCAAGTTGGCTTGGTCGCCCTGACCTTAATAGCTGGTCGCTCGGCGTGAGCTGGTCCGGCAACACATACAGCGATCCACTGGGCGAAGACGCAATGGACAGCGCCATCGAATACCTCGTCCCTCGCATGAAAAAGTGGGGCATTCCGATGACGCGCGTGCTGACACACCAGCAGGTCGCCCCAACGCGCAAGAACGACATCTCACCCGCCGATGCGGCGCGGTTCAAAAGCAGACTGAAGGCAGCACTTAACTAATGGCATTAGAATCTCCAGTCCAACGCGACGGCGACAACGGCTTCATCGGCTTCGCTTCACGCCTTAACCCGCTGACCTTGCCAGCCGGAATGCTGCAAGACAGCGTCAACATGCGCTTGGATCGCGGAGTCGCGCAAACTCGCAAGGGCGCCAAGCGCCTCGCCGACGCCATCAGCACGGCGGATGAACCGCTCACGCTTTCCTTCAACCTCGCGGCGGACAAGTCGATCAACACAATCACCTTCAGCAGCACGACCGCCACCGTGACCACGGCGTCCGCCCATGGCTACACCAACGGGCAGACCGTGAACATTCGCGGCGCGACCGGAGCGGACGCCACGTTCTACAACGGCGACTTCGCCATCGCGGGCGCCAGCGGCAGCACCTTTACCTACACCATGACCGGCACACCGGCGGCCAACGCCACCGGCACGCTGCTCGCCAACGCGGGGCCGCTCGTCAAGACCACCTACGGCGGCGGGATCTTCGGCGCCGGAGTCTTCGCCAGCCGCAACTACGACAACGCCAACGAATACGTCGTCATGGCCGGACCCAGCAGCGCCTTCCTCTGGCGCAACACCTCGCCGACCGACACCGTTGTCACGGTGGGCTATCCCAGCTCGCCGGATGAGACGATTGATCCGCAGGACAACGTCAGCATCGTCCAAGCCTACGACCGGCTCTACATCCTCCGCGAAGCCCCGATTGACCCGACCACAACTTTCAAGCAGCAGTTCACCAACGCCAGCGGCATCACGGTTTCCTCAACGACCGCCACGGTCAACGTCAACGCGCACGGCCTGAGCGCCGGCCAGCGTGTCCGCATCGAGGGGAGCACGGTCGCCGCCTTCGACGGCCATGAGTTCGACATTCTGGCGACCAACGTGAATACCAACTCCTTTGAGATCACCGTGCCGAGCGGCACCGCTACCACCGCAGTTGCCGACATCCGCGTCCGCCGGGTCAAGCCGCCGATTTACTGGACCGGCAGCGGCAGCTTCGTCCGCGCTACTGGCGGTGTGCCTGCCGAGGGTCCGACCTACAAGCGTATGCGCTCGGTCGGCTGGGCGAGCTACATCCAGAACCGCCTCATCATCCCTGACGGACGCGACCAAGTTGCCATCTCCGACTACCTCGACGCGGATCTCTACGACCCATTCTGGCAATCTTTCCGCACCGGCGCCGGTGGTGGAGACTTTGTCATGGCCGTGCATCCATGGGCCGAAGGCGCGGCGCTGGTCTTCTGCCGCAAAAGCATCTGGCTCGCTACCTTGGCGCAATTCCCCGCGACCAATGGCACGGACTTCGCCATCGACACCGCCGTGGCGAAGCTGGAACTCGTCACCGACGAGATCGGGTGCAGCGCCCGCAACTCTATCGTCACCGCCGGTCGATTCGTTTTCTTCCTCTCGGACGCAGGAGTCTACCGCCTCGACACCCAGCTCGACCTCAAACTGCGCGGCGACACCAAGCCGCTCAGTGATCCGGTCGCCGACCTCTTTGAGCGCATCGACCAGAGCAAGGTGCAACGCGCCTTTGGCATCTGGCACAGCAACCGCTATATCCTCGCCGTCCCGACGCTGGACTCGCCGGATGACACTAACGATCTGGTCGTCACTTGGTCGGCCCTCAACGATCAGTGGGAGAGCCGCGACGTTTATGGCATCGGCGTGGACGCCCTCGTCGTCGGCACCTACAGCAACGTCCGCCGCATCTTCAATGTCCGCCGCACCGGCAAGCTGTATCTCCTCGATGAGAACAGCAACGGCAAGGACGACGAGCCGAGCGGCAGCCTGCAAGCCCAAGTCACCGGCACGATCAAGACCCGCCGCTACAACATGGGAACCATGAGCAGCAAGCGATTCACCCGCAGCCTCGCCGATGTGGTCTTGCCGGATGACGGCAGCATTGTGGTTAAAGCTAATCTTATCAACCCCGACGCCGAGATCACCTTGGTGCCGGGACAAACCAACGACAGCGGCCTCGCCGAGGACTACACGCTGAAACAGCCGATCCGCCGCAAGGCCCACGCCGCCGAGCTAATCTTCGAGACCACCGCCGAGCGCCCCGAAATCCGCAACGTCAGCATCGAGGCGGCGCTCCAAAGCATGACGCCTACCGACACGCGCAACGCAGCTTAACAACTAAGGAGAACAATCATGGCAACAGTTACAGCAGGATATAATTGGGTCAGTGGCGAAACCGTCACCCCCGCGAAACTCAACTCAACCGCCGCGCCGACTGTCGTTGTCGCTGACAACGAAGTCACGACCGCGAAAATTTTGGACGCCACATCGACCACCACCGGCGTGACCAACACCAAACTGCGTCACTCGGCCGCACTTTCGGTCATTGGCCGAAGCGCCGACAGTGCTGGCGCCCCCGCCGACATCGCCGCCGCCAACGACGGAGAAGTGTTTCGCCGCAGCGGGACTGCCGTTGGCTTCGGCACAGTCGCCACAGCGGGCATCGCCAATGCTGCCATCACCCCCGCCAAACTCTCTCAGCCACTCACGCTCGCCACTGCCCAAGCCACCACTAGCGGAACCAGCATCGACTTCACCGGAATTCCGTCTTGGGTGAAGCGGATTACGGTGATGCTGAATGGGGTTAGTGGAAGCGGCACATCAAGCCCGATTATACAGCTTGGCGATTCCGGCGGATTTGAAACTTCAAATTATGCGGGAGCCATCGGATACACCGGCGCTAATTCGTCGGCAACGTCATTTTCGTCGGGCTTTCTATGCAATACGGGCGTTGCCAATGTGACGATAACATCGGGCGTTGCAACTCTTCTAAATATGTCGGAAAACGTGTGGGTCTATGCAATCGCAGCGGCTTACGCGAATGGCGCTTTTTCGCTGTCTGGCGGAGGAACCAAAACGCTTTCAGCCACCCTCGACCGCATCCGCCTTACCACCGTCAACGGCACAGACACCTTCGACGCCGGTTCGGTCAACATCATGTATGAGGGCTAAGAATGCTGCCATGGCAAAAGGCAAAACACTGGTGGGACAACCACAGCACGCAAGACTTCTGGGAAGTGGTCGGCGAGCATTTGTCGGCGGGCTATGTGTGGTCATCGCCGGAATGCTTCATGCTGGCTCGCGCTGTGCGGTGGAACGCGGAGGAGAATCACTTTGAGCAAGGCCAAAGCAACTGCTGGCACGTCACTCTGGCTGCTTCTACTGGCCACGCAAATGCTTGCGGGGAGTTTATGCGCGTGTTCCCGCATCCGCAGCCTTGGGTTTCTTGGTTTCGCGGGAGCAAGGACAAGCGCGTGAGGGTTTACGATTGGGATAAATTAACTAAAGCAACGAGGAGGAAATAATATGGGAGATATCTTTGGAGGAAACAGTGGCGGAACTACATACAATATGCCAGCACC